GCCAGTTCCATCGCCTGGGGGCCTTGCCTTTCAGCATCGCCGACCCCATGATTTCGAGTTGATACCCATTCTCGAAATCCGTTTTATCGCGTGTCGCATTCATCGAGACCTCCGTAGGATACTCCCCTTTTTAAGGGGGAGAGGAATACGGACGGCGCTACACGCCGTCGCTTGCCTTAATAAAACATCTGTGCTATACTTCACATTATGAAACTCACGGCGCGGGTCAAGTTGCTCCCCACCATCGAACAGATTGATGCCTTGCGTATGACGCTGGAACGCGCCAATGAAGCGTGCAATTACATCTCCGACGAGGCGTGGCAGTCGCAGACCTTTCGCCAGTTTCCGCTCCACAATCTGACCTACTACGATGTTCGCGAACGGTTCGGCCTGTCGGCTCAAATGGCCGTTCGCGCCGTTAGTCGTGTCTCCGACGCCTACGACATAGGCAAGGACACCCAACGCGGCTTTTTCAAATGGGGCGCGTTCCCCTATGACGACCGCATCCTGTCCTGGAATCTTGCCAGGCATACTGTCTCGATCTGGACACTCGACGGTCGTATGACAATTCCCTTCGTCGCCGGGCCGCGTGATCTGGAATTGCTCCAGACCCGGCGCGGCGAGTCCGACCTGTGCTATGTGCGCGGCAAGTTCTACCTGCTCGCCACCTGCGACGTGGAGACTCCCGAACCGATTGACGTGGAAGGACATCTCGGTGTCGATCTCGGCGTCGTCAACATTGCCGTGGATAGCGACGGCGAATTCCACTCCGGCGCCCACATCCGAGGTCTGCGCCGACGGCACAACCGGATACGGGCGCGGCTCCAGTCCAAAGGCACACATTCGGCCCGACGTCGTCTCAAAGCCTTGTCGGGTCGGGAGCGACGCTTCGCAACCGACGTGAACCATCGCATCTCCAAACAACTTGTGAACAAGGCCGAACACACCGGCCGCGGCCTCGCTCTGGAAGACCTGAGCGGGATACGCGGTCGGGTAAGGGTTAGGAAGCCTCAGCGACGCGAGTTGCACAGTTGGGCGTTCTATCAGTTGCGATCCTTTATCGAATACAAGACCGCCCTTGCCGGTGTGCCGCTGGTTTTCGTTGACCCGCGTAACACATCCCGGACTTGTCCGGTCTGTGGTTGTATCGATAAAGCCAATCGTCGTTCTCAAGATTCTTTCTCCTGTGTATCGTGCGACTTCGCTGGTCGCGCCGATCACATCGCGGCGGTGAATATTTCCCGCCGGGCCGATGTCAACCGGCCTAACGAACAAAGTTTGTTCAACGTCCCGGATGTCGTGCACTTTCTTTCGCCGCTTGCGGCGACTGGCACGGCAGCGCCAGGGACAAGCTTCCCGCTTTAGCGGGGAGTCGTTGACTGTGTAACCCCTTGCTTCATGTCGCCGTTTTAGGCTGTTACCGGTTCGTCTTCATTTTCCTCGACCCAGACTGTTTCCAGCAAATCGCTCAGGTTACATCCCAGCCATGTGCAAATGCGGATCAGCACATGGCTGTCGAATCGCGCGATGCTGCCGTCGAGGTACGCCAGAACGGCGTTGTAATGCAACGCCAGTTCCCTGCTAATGACCCCCGGTCGCAAATCATCGAGACGACCCTCGGTCGCAAATTTTCGTTCAACGAGGGTGGGGAAATTGTTTCTGATAATCATCTTCATATTGTGTCAACCTCCAGGTGATATATGAGTAGTATAGTCCCTGTCGTTCGACAAGTCAATATGGAAATTGGTGGGAATTGGGGCTTGACATGTCAAGCCCCATAGACTATACTACTGTTACAGGTTTGATACAGATAACAAACAAACGAACGAACGGAGGACATGACATGAACACAATAACCATCGACCGGATAGCAATCGAGAGACGACACAGGGAATTCACATACGCTGAGCTTGGCGCGGATCAGGACTTGTACGCGGCGGCGGTAGGGCATCTGATAAG